TATTATAAGATAGCAATATGTTTGAGTATTTTTATCACGAAATTTTAAGAAGAACTGTAATTTCTTTTGGTTCTTTATTTAATGAAATAACAATTAAGCACGCAAATAACTCTAACGAAACTGTTAGTGTTATTAAAGTTCCTCTTGCATATGGACCAACTCAAAAATTTCTTGCTAGACTAAATCAATCTTCAAATTTAAACAAACCAGTTCAAATCACACTACCAAGAATGTCATTTGAATTTACTGGTCTAACTTATGATGCATCAAGAAAATCAACAACAACACAATATTTTACTGCAAAATCGGCAACTGACGGAACAGAAACAAAAAAGGCATATCTTCCTGTTCCATATAATATGCAATTTGAATTAAGCATTATGTGCAAATTAAATGATGATGCTCTTCAAATTGTAGAACAAATTTTACCTTATTTTCAACCAGCATATACAATGACGGTTGATTTGGTAGATACAATTAACGAAAAGAGAGATATTCCTGTAGTGCTTGAAAATATCACAATGCAGGATGATTATGAAGGTGATTTTACCACAAGAAGGGTCTTAATTTATACGCTAAGATTTACTGTAAAGACTTATATCTTTGGCCCAGTATCTTCTGCAACAAGAGACATTATCAAAAAGGCAACTATTGGATATGTTGCCGGCGATCTTACCTCTTCACCAACAAGAGAAATTGTATATTCTGTAGAGCCAAGGGCAATTCAAAATTATACTGGCACGGTTATTACCAACTTAACTAATGATATATCAACTACAGATACTTTGATCACTGTAAATGACGCGAGTTCAATTTCAGTCAACACATATCTTGATTTAGAAGGAGAAGAGGTTTATGTGACTGCTAAGTCTGGAAATATCCTCACTGTCGATCGTGGTAGGGATAATACAACAATTACACCACACTTAGCAGGTTCTCAGGTAAAATCAATAACTGCCGCAGATAATGCACTCATTGAAGAAGGTGATGATTTTGGATTTAGTGGAAGTGTTTTCTGATAAGTTATGAAAATGACAAAAAAGTTTGACAAACTCAACGAGACTTTTAATGTAGATGGGGAGATAGTTCCTGTCAAATCAGAGGCAGTCATTGAAAAGATAGAAAAGATATCGACAACTGTTGATGATATCAAAAAAGATTATGATTACACTAGAGGTAATTTATATTCACTCATCGAAAAAGGTCAGGAGGCAATCAACGGAATTCTTGAGCTTGCTCAGGAAAGTGAGATGCCTCGTGCTTATGAAGTTGCTGGGCAATTGATTAAAAATGTTGCTGATGCTACTGACAAATTAATGGACCTTCAGAAAAAACTGAAGGATATTGAAGAAGAAAAACAGAAAGGTCCTACGACCGTCAATAATGCACTTTTTGTTGGATCTACTGCAGAATTAGCAAAACTTCTAAAACAACAAACAGAAAATGAAAACGTTTAAGCAGTTTCAAGAAGACTGGACTAATAAATATAAAAAGAGTATTGATTGCTCAAATCCAAAAGGATTTTCTCAACGTGCTCATTGTGCGGGAAGAAGAAAAAGAGCAAAAGGTGAAGAAACTAAATCAAAACCAGTGGAATGAACGAACAGTTAAAGCCATTTAAAACAGTTGAAGAAATTGCAAAGAAGCATCGTCTTGATGTTTCTTTCATTGAAAAGCAACTAAAAATGGGTGAAAAAATTGAACACGAACATACTAAAAATCACGCTCTTGCTAGAGATATTGCTCTTCAACACCTCGACGAGATTCCAGATTATTACAGTCGTTTAAAAAAGATGGAAGTAGATGCCAAAAAGCATCACAAAAAATTTAAAGATATTAAAGAAGAAGGTCTCCGTGATTGGTTTGGTAAGTCCAAATCGAAGGATGGAAAATTTGGTTGGGTTAATGTTGTAACTGGCGGAACTTGTGCAAGTGATGAACCTGGAGAGGGAGTTCCCAAATGTGTTTCCTCTGCAAAAAGAGCGAGTATGACCCCAGCACAAAGACGTGCGTCAGCAAGAAGAAAAAAAGAAAATGATCCTGGACAGCAACAGAAAACAGGATCTGCAAAACCAACATATGTTTCTACAGATTCGCCTAAAGAGAAAATGAAAGAAGAAATGGACTTACAAGAAGTAAAGGACAAACCAGGTAAAGGTAGTGGTAAAAAAGACGCTTGTTACCATAAGGTAAAATCTAGATATTCTGTTTGGCCAAGTGCATATGCATCTGGAGCACTTGTTAAGTGTCGTAAGGTTGGTGCCGACAACTGGGGAACTAAATCAGAAAGTACAGATGCTTTAAATTATGATTGGGATGGACCAATTAGAGAAAATCCGGGAAGATATTGTCCCAAATGCGAAAAAGTTGAGTTTAGAGATGAGTGTAAATACGGACAAAAATACTGGGATATGTTTTCATTACCTTCGGAAGTGGTTTCCGGAAAAAAAGATTATAATATAACAATGCCAACCATACCAGAATCAAAAGATGAAGAATATTCAATGGTTCGTGGAGAACTTAAAACAATTGAAAATGCAGTAAAAAGATTAAGAGCAAAAGTTGGAAAGGGAGAGGGTAATTTGGAAGCATGGGTCCAATCAAAAATTACTAAAGCAGCAGATTATATCGATACTGCAGCGGATTATGTTACAAGTGGAGAAATGGAAGAGCAAAAATTAGTAGATAAAATTATGGATGAAATGAAGTGTTGGCCCGGATATAAGAAGAAAGGAACTCAAAAACTTTTTGGTAAAAAATATAATCGTTGTGTAAAAGCAGAAGATGTAACTATTGAGGACGCTGATGGAAATACTTTTGCAGAAGTAGTTGATTTAATTATACCAGATCCAATCAAAGGATTCAAGTCTCAAGTAGATGAAGCAACAAGACTTCCATCACAAACAGGAAATGTAATTGCGGTTACCTTAATGTGGAGAGGAAAGTATTATTCTCTAAGAATGTTTTTCCCACAAGTTAAAACACCAACTCGTCAAGAGATTAATGACGAACTTCAAAAAGTTTATCCGGGTTCAAAAGTAGTTTATCATTCAGTATCAGAATTTACTTCAGGTGAACCAATTATTCAAGCGTGTGGTCCTCAGGGGGGAAGTCCAGCAAAACCAGGACCAAGCAGAGCATATGTAAAACCATATGGCGAGCAAGTTGAATTTGATGAAGATCTTAGTGAAGGTATTCCACCAAATGCGTATAAGGTTGGTGATACTATTCCCGATTCTGCGACTAAACCAAAACCAAAAAAACCCAATATAAAATTTCAAGTTGATAAAACTGGATTAGAAGGACCTAAAAATCCATTATCAACAAATGAAGATTGGCAGTCAGTCAATCGTAAAGATAGAACTGCTGGATTGAGTAAAGCAGCAGTTGCTGCTTATCGCAGAGAAAATCCAGGATCAAAACTACAAACGGCAGTTACTGAAAAAAATCCAGAAGGAAAAAGAGCAAAGCGTCGTGCTTCATTCTGTCGTCGTATGAAAGGTATGAAGTCCAAACTGACTTCAGCAGAAACTGCAAGAGATCCAGATAGCAACATTAACAAAGCACTTCGTCGTTGGAACTGTAATTAATAAGTAGGTTTTTATTATGTCAAATGATGTTTATCTTGGTAATCCGCTTTTAAAAAAAGCAAATACTCCAATTGAATTTACACAAGAACAAATCTTAGAGTTTGTTAAGTGTAAAGATGATCCGGTTTATTTTGCAAATAATTATGTAAAAATTGTAACCCTAGATCATGGTCTTCAAACATTTAAACCATATCATTTCCAAGAGAAGTTAATTAACAACTTCCACAATCATAGATTTAATATCTGTAAGATGCCACGACAGACTGGTAAGTCTACAACTGTGGTGTCTTTTTTGCTTCATTATGCAGTTTTTAATGATAATGTAAACATTGGTATTCTTGCAAACAAAGCAGCGACTGCAAGAGAACTTCTAGACCGTCTTCAAACTGCTTATGAGAATCTTCCAAAGTGGATGCAACAAGGTATTATCTCTTGGAACAAAGGTTCCTTAGAACTTGAAAATGGATCTAAAATTTTAGCAGCATCTACTTCTGCTTCTGCAGTTCGTGGTATGTCATTCAATATTTTATTCTTGGACGAATTTGCGTTCGTTCCAAACCACATTGCAGACTCATTTTTTGCATCCGTATATCCAACTATCACTTCTGGTAAACAAACTAAGGTTATTATAGTTTCTACTCCACATGGTATGAACCATTTCTACCGAATGTGGCACGATGCGGAAAAAGGTAAAAATGAATATGTATTTACGGATGTTCATTGGAGTGAAGTTCCCGGAAGAGATGAAGAGTGGAAAAAACAAACTATTGCGAACACATCGGAGCAGCAGTTTAAAGTCGAATTTGAATGCGAATTTCTTGGATCTGTCGATACTCTCATTGCACCAAGCAAACTTAGATCTCTCATATATGACCACCCAAAGACCAGCAGTGGCGGTCTAGATGTTCACGAGGACTCTGTGGATGATCACGATTACTTAATCACTGTAGACGTTGCTAGAGGCGTAGGAAATGATTACTCAGCGTTTACTGTAATCGACATTACTACATTTCCACACCAAGTAGTTGCAAAGTATAGAAATAATGAAATCAAACCAATGCTTTTTCCAAGCATTATTGTAGATGTGGCAAAGAATTATAATAATGCATACATCCTATGCGAAGTAAATGACGTTGGTGACCAGGTAGCATCTATTATTCATTACGATCTTGAATATAATAATCTTCTTATGTGTTCGATGAGAGGAAGAGCTGGTCAAATTGTTGGCCAAGGATTTTCGGGAAAGAAAACGCAATTAGGCGTAAAAATGTCCAAGACTGTTAAGAAAGTCGGATGCCTTAATTTAAAAACTATGATTGAAGAGAGTAAACTTCTCTTCAAAGATTATGAGATAATGAGTGAGTTGACGACCTTTATTCAAAAACACAATTCGTTTGAAGCGGAGGAAGGTTGTAATGATGACTTAGCAATGTGTCTTGTAATATATGCTTGGTTAGTTGCACAAGACTATTTCAAGGAACTTACTGACCAAGATGTTAGAAAGCGTTTATACGAAGAACAAAAAAATCAGATAGAACAGGATATGGCACCTTTTGGATTTATTGCTGATGGTTTGGATGAAACTAGTTTTGTAGATAATGATGGAGATAGGTGGTTTACTGATGAATATGGAGATCGTGCATATATGTGGGAATACTTATCATAATGGACATTGATAAGCAGATAAGATTAGGTCATTTATTATTAACTGATAGAAAATGCCGAACCTGTGGAGAGATGAAAAATTTAGTTGGAGAGTTTTATAGAACACGAAAAGATAGAGGTCCAGTTGCATCTTCGTATTCTTATGAATGTAAAGAATGCACTGTAAAAAGAGTTGTTAATACGAGAAAGGTTAATCCATACAACTCAAATCCCGAATATCCTGATTGGTAGATGTTCACGTCGTGTTTCCTTCCACGTAAAGTAACTTTTTAATAAATAATTTTTAGTTAAACTGAGATTTACGGAGAAAAACATGGCGACTCCTCAATTATCTCCAGGCGTACTCGTCAGAGAAGTTGATTTAACTGTAGGAAGAGCTGATAATGTATTAGATAACATTGGAGCAATTGCGGGTCCCTTTGCAATTGGTCCTGTTGACGACCCTATTGATATCACCACAGAAAACGAATTAATTCAAGTATTCGGAAAACCACTTTCAAATGATGCCCAATATGAATATTGGATGAGTGCATCTTCATATCTTTCATATGGCGGTGTTCTTAAGGTCGTCAGAGTTGATGGATCAAATCTTGTAAATGCTAACGCAATTAGAAATAACTCTGGAGTTTCAACCGCAGGTGAACCTTCACTTAAAATTAAAAACTTTGATGATTATGAAGCAAATTTTGCAGATGATATTGCAAACTATATTTTTGCCGCAAAGAATCCCGGATCTTGGGCAAACAATCTTAAGGTTTGTGTAATTGACGATAAAGCAGACCAGATTATTGGAATTAATACCACAAATTTAGGAGCAATTGGTGCAGTTGTTGGATCTGGCGTTACTGTTGGTCTAACTAATGTAACTGTTGCAGAAGCTGGAGTAACAACCACCTTCAATGGTTATTTAAAGGGAATTATTACTGGTATTAATACTTCATCAAGTGGTAGCAATCCTTCCACAATAGATGTTAAAATTACGTCTAGAGTTTCAAAAGCTTACACTAGACAAGATGTAATTACAAATAGAACTGTAAGTATTGCTGCTGCAGGAGGAGATACCACACTTTTTATAAGTGGTTCAGATTTAGATCAATCAATAACTACGGGAAATAAATTTTCTATTGTAGGTGTTGCTACTTATGCTAGCATCACAGGAGTTGGATCAACATCAATCACAATTGCTGCAGGTTTAGGAGTAACTGTTGTTAGTGGAACTGCAATCCAATTTACTAACCCAGTTTCGGTTGCTTCTACAGAAACTCCAATTACTTATGCAGCAAAGAATCAAACTAAATCGATTTTAATAGGTTCTGATTTAGGATTTGTATCATCTGGTGGATCAATCAGCGTAGGAAATACACTATATTCAGTTTCAACAGTAAAAGATTGGTATGATAATCAAACTTTAGACTTAGACAATAGTTCAATTTTTTGGAGTTCCATCGCTCCAAAACCAGGAACATCACAATATGCTGTAAATAGAAATGGAAGAAGCGATGAAATCCACGTAGTTATTGTTGATGATACTGGAACAGTTACTGGAATTCAAGGAAATCTTCTTGAAAAACATCTTGGACTTTCTAAAGCAACTGATGCTATTTCTGCAGTAAATTCTCCACAAAGAATTTGGTGGAAAAACTATCTTGCGGTTTATTCAAATTATGTTTATGTTGGAGACAATCCTTCCGATAACTTAAAAGCAGGCGAGCAAGTAGTTCAAACTGGATTTGGTGCCCTAGGATCATTTGCTAGTATTTCAACTACTGGAGGTTCTTGGAATATTGATGCTCAAGATAAAACTTATAGTGCTCTTGGAAATGTAACTTATACTTTAACAGGTGGTAAAGATTATGCAAGCAATGGTGGGATGACCGCATCTCTTGGCGACTTATTTACTGCATACAATCTCTTCTCCAATAAAGATGAAATTGAAGTCGATTACTTAATCATGGGACCTGGACTTGGAAATATTTACGAGTCTCAAGCAAAGGCAAATCATCTAGTTTCTATTGCAAACGCAAGAAAAGACTGTATGGCTGTAATTTCTCCACACAGAGGTTCTGTTGTTGATGTTACAAATTCTGATACTCAAACTGATAATATTATTGACTTCTTTACTGGAGTCTCCATATCATCATCTTATGCGGTATTTGATTCTGGATATAAGTATACTTATGACAGATTCAATAACAAGTTCCGTTACATTCCTTGCAACCCAGACGTTGCAGGTCTGATGGTTAGAACTTCTATCCTTGCTTATCCTTGGTTCTCTCCTGCGGGTCAGCAGAGAGGCATTTTGAATAATGCAATCAAACTTGCATACAATCCAAATAAGGCTCAAAGAGATCAACTATATCCACAAAGAATTAACGCAATTGTTAATCAACCTGGAATTGGTATTCTTCTCTTTGGTGACAAGACTGCTCTTGGATATGCCTCTGCGTTTGACAGAATTAACGTTCGTCGTCTGTTCCTCACAGTTGAACAAGCACTTCAAAGATCTGCTCAGGCACAACTCTTCGAACTCAACGATGAGATTACAAGAGCAAACTTTAGAAACATTGTTGAACCATACCTCCGCGATGTTCAGGCAAAGCGTGGTCTTTATGGATTCTTGGTAGTCTGCGATGCATCAAATAACACCCCAGATGTTATTGACAACAATGAATTTAGAGCAGACATTTACCTGAAGCCTGCCAAGTCAATTAACTATGTAACTCTTACTTTTGTTGCCACTAGAACGGGAGTAAGTTTTGAAGAAGTTGCTGGTACTGTTTGATTTTAAATAAACAACTACAAGGAGGAACCAAAAAATGGCTGAATCAACTATCCAAAAGTTTAAATCCACTCTCATTGGTGGTGGTGCTCGTCCTAATCTATTTGAAGTAAGAATTCCCGGTGCCATTCCTGGTGGTGGAACTCTTGGTGATGATTTTTCTATCTTATGCAAAGCAGCACAACTTCCTGCTTCTAATATTGGAATGATTGATATTCCATTTAGAGGAAGAAGTTTTAAGGTTGCTGGAGACAGAACTTTTGATGACTGGACCATTACAGTCATCAATGACGAAAGTTTCTCAATCAGAAAAGTGATGGAAGATTGGATGCAATCCATAGGGCAATATGGAGATGCCAGTGGTCTTACAACTCCAGGTGATTATATGGTTGATGCTTATGTAAAGCAACTGACTAGATTACCATCTAATGTCAGAACAACTGGAGAAGGTGCAGGAGAAGGTCAGGGTCTAACTCTAACAAATAGAACAAAGACAACAGAAACAATTTACAAGTTTCATAGCATCTTCCCAACTGCTCTTTCTGCAATCGATTTATCATATGAGTCAACTGATACTATTGAAGAATTCACCGTTACCTTCCAGGTTCAGTAC